GGCATTTACTCGTGCACCTGGAGAGTCTCAAGCACATTTTCTTCACCCAGGCATGCTTCTTTGAGGCATTTGTGATTCTGGCAGGCACCTCAGAAGCCCCTTCCCGCACTGCCAGGACATAGTTAATTACGAAGCCAGGATGTCGTCTCTGGTGCAAGATGTATTTTTGCTTTTCCTCCGTGTTGCTGATTAATCTCGGTTCTTGCAACATAACCCCCCGAGATGCTCACATAACGCGGGTGCGCAACCCGTCTGGTTATCGGCCAGTGCTGCGTGTGGCCCCACCTTCTACAAGAAAAGGTGGGGGAAGTTCTTGATCGTTTTTTCCTTTGACTTGTCGACGTCCACAATCATCTGCATGTGCCTAGGAGTGTTGTTGTGGAGGATCTCCATGGCCCAACAGAGCTTAACAAAGTTCGGGTCCGCTGGCTCGTGAAACACCCTCAGCTGAATGTCGTCGGTGAGAGCCCTTCCATAGACTCCCAGGTGGTCCCCATCAGCTGCCTGCGCAAAGCTTCTCGGGGGGGGAACCACTCCCATGAGCTTCCTCATGTATGAGGTGTCCGAGCCCATGGTCTGGAAGATGGAGTAGATCTGCTGAGCTTTCTTTTCCATGTCACCTTCAGAGTGGTAGATCTTGTTCAGCACTCTCTCCTTAATTGGATCCATTGAGCGCTTGTCGATGTTGATAAAGCGCTGCAGAAAATGGCCAGAGCCTTCCTCGGCAATCTGCATGCCCCACTTCTCATAATGCTGCTTCAGACCAGCGACATGCTTGTGAGCAAGCTGGATGGAGTCATCACCTGCCTTGACTGAGGAGAAGAGAATTGGCCGCTCACTCTCCGGAAGTGTCTTGGCGAAGTCAATGGTGATCATCCTGTTGTGTGCGGTGTTGCAGTCAAAAGTGAAGAGGTCGCCACTAGGGAGCAGGTTGGGGGCAACTATGCCAAACTCGCCGTGGAGGAGGACGATGGGACAGATGAAAGAGGCGAAGGCCCCAGCCAGACTGTAAGGGTACATGGGATTGCCAATTGTTGCACGCACCCCCAGACAGTAGATGACCTTGGCGAGAGGGCCCACACTGTACTCCCACCCTTTGACATCGAAGTTGTAGGTGCCTGTCTGCCTGACGTATTCCTCACGGTCTGCGAAGGGGAGAGCGTCCTCGAGGTGGCGAGTGAGCTGCATGATGAGAGAGTAGTAGAAACCTCCCACTACAGGCATGACCCTAGCATCTGAGAGGGTCTGGCCTTCAGCGGCCTGCTGCCTGAGCCCGTTTGCCATCTGTGCTCCGTAAGAGCAAGTGTTGGAGATATAGAAGTAACGAACATTTTTCTCCTCAGGCTTAGCCCCAGCCACACTCTTGCCAATGGTCTCAATGGCCTCGTTCTTCTTGGCGCCTTTCAGCACGTGGAGAGGCACAATTCTCTCACGCTCAGCTGCCCTGATCTGAATCTCAACAAGGACGGCCTCCTCTCTTTTCGAAGTTCTCTTCTTGCCGAAATCAGGGTCTGAGTAGCCAGGTGAAGAGTCTTTATACTGCATGTGGCTGAGCTTCTCGGGGGGGACAGGGGTATGGTGGAGAGGCTCGCCGTCTGCCCCCCAAGTGGTGTGTAGCGCCACGCTAGAGGCCCAGAGACAGACAAATTGCTGGATAGTTATGTCACTCTCCACCTTACTTGCCTCCTTGTTGTAAAGGCCTGCCAATTTCTTCACACTGGCTTTCGGGCTTTTGTGCGAAGAGTGCATGTAGGAGCAGAAGTTGACATTGGGGAAGAGGTAGTCCATGTGCTTGCAAATGGGACTTTTCTTTGCGCGCGCCAAGTTCTGAACGGTCGCATTGTAGCCCTCGACTTTGACAAGGCGGCCTTTCTCTCTGGCTCCTGCCAGTATCTTGACCAACTCGTGATCAAGACCCCCAAATTCACCTCTGCCCCTGTGAAGGGAGTCACCCATGGCTTCTACAAGATCTCTGGCAAGAGAGGGAAAGACGTCAGGAACACGCTCGGAATAGTTGAAAGAGAAACTGCGGAAAAAGATGGGGCCAGAGACCCCGGTGAAGTAGACTTGAAGATGGATCCGGGATAGATACAAAGGAGGGTGATTTCTGTAAAGATAGGTTCTAAATTGCCTGCGCGGACTCGACATAAGAAAGAGAGAGAAAAGTCATTGGTACTGAACTACTAGAACTGTGTGAACGACGAATCAGGGCCTCCTCTTCGAGAGGGGAAAC